GTATACAGATGCCGCTCAACATCGGCGGGGAGACCATCGACGTAGATTCGCTATGCGCGGAGATCGACCTCGACCTATCCCTCCTAGGTCTCCAGATCACCCTCCCCGTCGGCTTCAACCTGGAGGCCGACTTCACGGGTATCCCGAACCCGGGCGACATAGCCGGTAAGCTACTCGCGCGGGCGAACGCCGCGCTTGCCCCGCTCTCCCCCATCTTCGATATCATCGACTTGCTCCTCGTCCTGAAGGACGTTCTGGACGCGGTCAAGTCGCTCGACCCGATGAAGATATCGAAGAAGCTAGTCAAGTTCAAGGCGAAGCTCGATAAGCTTAGGAAGCTCATCCCGCAGCTATCGATCCCGGTCACGATCAAGAGCGTCGTCAACGTCCTCATCGTCTTGCTCGTCGGTATCCGAATCGACCTTCAGGCGATCATCGACGCTCAAGCGAAGATCGACCTAGCGGGGCAACGCGCTATCGCTCTCGGTAACCTAGACCTCCAGGCGTCCCTCTCGTGCGCGCAAGCGAACCTCGACGCCCAGATGGAGCTTGCCTCCGCGCAAGTCGCCCCGCTCAACCGGCTCATCTTCGCCGTGAATCTATTCTGCGAGATCGCCGGGCTCCCGAAACTCCCCGAGCTAAGCGACCTCGGGGAAGATGCGGAAGCGGCGCTCGCCCCGATCGATAAGCTCATCGCGCAACTCGGGGAGGTCAAGAAAGCGATTCCGGGGTAGCGCGCGCCGACGCGTGGTAGACTCCCGGGAGCATGGCCCTCCCGTCGCTCGTGAAGACCTGGCAGTTCACCTACGTCAATCAGGCTATCGCGACGCAGGGGAGCGTCTTGCTGCTGAACCGACGGCTCTTTCGCTCGATCAAGAACGCGCTCATCGGGTTCGCCTCGACCCCGTGGACGGTGCGCTATTCGTGCAACGGGACGGTCCCCGGAACCGGAGTGGCGGGCGATGGCGTCGACCGTTGGGCTGCCGATACTGATCTCGTCTGGGCCGCGTCCGGCAACAATCATTCGTGGATGGTGCTCCAACAGGCTGGTATCAACGCCGGCTTTCAGATTTGCATCGACCTCAACTCCAGTGTCGCCTACCAGGGCTCGATCATCGTCTCGCCCTCCGCCGGGTTCACCGGTGGGACCACCACGGCGAGGCCCACGGCCACGGACGAGATCGCGGTTATCAGTGCGGCGCAGTTCACTCTTCATTCTTCGGACGTGGCCCTGAAGTGGCACGTGATCCAAAGCACGGACGGCCAGTGCACGCGCATCGCGGTCTTCTCGGCGGGCGCGCTCCAGGCGTACGCGTCGTTTGAGAAGCCGAAGAACCCGGTCACCGGATGGAGCAACCCGTCGTGGTCGATGTGGAATGGGGGCACCTCCAATATGGCGAATCTGGCGAACATCAGTTCGTCGGGTACGACTTCGAGCGGGAAGTTCCGCATGTCGGCCACGAACGGCAACCTGTTCGTGGCCAGCGAGGGCCACTCCACCGGCCAGCTCTCGTCGCTCTTGTCCGGTGCGAACGCGGCATCTGCCGAGTTTCCGATGTTCCCCGCAGCGATGGCGAGCGTCACCGCGACGATTCAGGGTAGGCACGGGGAGTTTTTCGACTTGTGGGCCGCACAGACGGGCACCGCAAGCGGAGACGGATACCCGGCAAGCGGGACGACGAATCAGTTCGTCAACGTCGGGCAACTCATATGGCCCTGGAACGGCTCGTCCGCGATTCAGCTTACGTGAGGGGTCATGGCCGACCGTGCAGGCGGAGAAGCAACGATCGATGCTGCTGGGACGGGAACCGAGGCGCGCGGCGTCCGTTACGACGGATACTGGTCTCCGCTCGACGCGGGGGCGCCAACGTTCGCCGGTATCACTTCGCTCGGGTCAGCCACGACGACGACGCTGACCGCGGGCTGGGCCGCGGCGCTCGACGATATCACGCCCACCGCGAGTATCGTTTACGATATCTGGTACTGGGCTACGGTAGGCGGGAGCATGGGCGCCTACCCCGACTTCTCCTCCGTCGGAGGGGCGACGAGCTACGTCATTACCGGGCTCTCGCCCGGCGTGAACTATACGGCTCTCGTACGGGCGCGGGATGCTGCGGGGAATCGAGACACGAACGTCGTGCAGCTTGCCGCGACGACGACGGCGGACACGACCGCGCCCACCTTCTCGGGGGCCGCGTACGCGGTAACGGATAACGCCACCGCGATCGTAGGCTGGCCGGTCGCGACGGACGACTTCACGTCATCCGACGCGATCGTGTATCGCGTCTATCGGGGCACCGCTCTCCCGCTGAGCTACGCGGCACCGCACGCGACGGTGACGGGGGATACGTACTACCGGGATACCGCCCCTCCCGCGGGGACGGTGTACTACGGCGTGCGCGCGGTCGACGCTGCGGGGAACGCGGACACGAACGTCGCCACGGTCTCGGTCACGACCGTCGACGTCACGGCCCCGACGTTCGCGGGTATCACGGGGCTCTCCGCTGCTTCGTCTAGCTCGCTCTCGATCTCGTGGTCCGCGGCGTCGGACGCGGTCACCGGCGCGGGGAGCATCGCTTACGATATCTGGTACTGGCTTACGGCGGGGAGCGCGCCGACCTATCCGAACGCAACGGTCACGGGGACGACGTCCGCCACGATCACCGGGCTACAGGCGAGCACGAGCTACACCGTCCGGGTGCGGGCGCGGGATGCCGCGGGCAATACGGATACGAACGTCGTAACGATGTCGGCGTCGACGAGCGCGGACGTCGTCAATCCGACGTTCTCCGGAGCAACGGGGATCGCGCTCAACTCCTCGAATCAGCCCGTGGTCACGTGGGCGCTCGCGTCGGACGACTTCACGGCGGTCGACTCCGTCGCGTTCAAGGTCTACCGCGCGACGACGCCGGGCGGGCAAAACTTCGCTTCTCCGCTCGCGACGCTTGCGGGCGGGGTTACCCGTTACGTCGACCTCACGGCGGCCGAGGGCACAACGTACTACTACGTTATCCGCGCGTTCGACGCGGCGGGGAACACGGAGACGAATACGACCGAGGTATCGGTGTCCGTGCCGGATACGACCGCGCCGACGTTTGCGGGTGTGGACTCCGTGACCGTGCTAGGCGAGACCTCCGCGCTCGTCGAGTGGCTAAGCGGGGCGGACGACGTCACCGTCGGGGCGAGCCTTATCTATTACGTCTGGTGCTGGGAGACCGCGATCGGCGATACCGGCGTTGTCACGGAGACGGTGATCGGGGATCTCTCGTGCACCTTGACGGGGCTCCTCCCCGATACCGGCTACAGCGTGCGCGTTCGCGCGGAAGACGGGGCGGGGAACCGCGAGACGAACAACGTCGTCGTTACGTTCACGACGGACGCGGACACCGCCGCTCCGACGTTCTCCGGTGCGGAGGACGTCGCCCTATTCGGAGGGTCTCCGCTCGTGCTCTGGAGCGCGGCGTCCGACGTCTACACCGCGGCGTCTGATATCGTTTACCGTGTCTACCGCGCGACGACGGCTGGCGGGCAAAACTTCGCTTCTCCGCTCGCGACGACGGCTGGCGGAGTTACTCGGTATCTCGACGCGAGCGCGGTGGACGGCGAGACGTATTACTACGTGGTGCGCGCCGTCGACGAGGCGGGGAACGAGGATACGAATACGACGGAGGTATCCGTAACGACCTCCGACACGACCGCCCCGACGTTCGCGGGGGTGAGCAACGCGTCGCCCTCCGGGAGCACGTCGGTTCTCGTCGAGTGGAACGAAGCGACCGACGACCAGACCGTGCACGCGGATATGACGTATTACGTCTGGTGCTGGGAGACGGTTGGCGGCGCGTTCGGTAACCCGACCGCGTCAGTCGTGGGGGCGACGAGCTATACGGTAACCGGGCTTCGCCCGAGCACGTCGTACAGCGTGCGCGTTCGCGCGGAGGACGAGGCGGGGAACCGGGAGACGAATACGGCGACGCTCGCTACGACGACGGACGCGGACGCCGACGCGCCCGCCTTCGCGGGAGCGGTCGCCGCGCACCCATCGGGTTCGGCTGCGGTGCTCGTGGTCTGGGCCCCCGCGACCGACCCGTACACCGACGGCCAGGATATCGTTTACCGCGTGTACCGTTCGGACGTCTCCGGCGGGCAAGACTTCGGGGGTGGGTACGAGACCGTGACGGGCGCTACGTACTACCTCGATACTGCTGTCGACCCGGGCGTGACGTACTACTACGTTGTGCGCGCCGTCGACAGCGACGGGAATATCGATACGAACGTCATCGAGGTCGACGCGACAACGGCGGACGAGGTCGACGCGACGGCTCCGGTGGTCGCTTCCGTCTCCCCCGCGCCCGGCGATACGGTCACGGCAACGACACCGCTCGTGGTCGACGTGACGGACGCGGGCGGGAGTCTTCGCCGGGCCATCGTGACGGTGCGGCAAGCGGGTGTGGAGGAGGTCGCGCACGACGGGGAGCGCTTCGTCGGGTTCTTCGCCGCGCTCTCGTCGCGCTCCCCGGTCTCCGGCGGGTGGCGCTATTCGCTACGGCGGAGCGGTGGCTGGACTTCCTCTCCGGCCGTTCGCGTGTACGCTATCGATACGTCCGGGAACGAGGCAACGTTATGGCGACGTTCTCCTACATCCTCCAGGCGCCGACTCCGCCTCCCGCTTCGGTGGCGACGGGGGAGCGGCCCTATACCGAAGACGCGGCGGCAAGCGTGCTCGGGTTCGGCGTCACGCGCCCGCTCCGCCGCGATGGGCGCGGCGACTTCGCGGCGGAGGGCGGAGAGGCGTCCGTGCGTGCGGCGATCGGACAGATCCTCGGGACGCGGTGCTCGACCGACGACGGCGCGATCGTGGGGGAGCTACCGTGGCGCCCGGAGTTTGGCTCGCTGCTTTATCTGCTACCGCACCGGAGCCTTGACGATCCGGGGACGACGCAGATGGCGCGCGTCTACGTTGCGCAAGCGCTCGCGCGGTGGGAGCCTCGGGTGCGCCTGAAGGCCGTTCGTATCGAGCGGGGCAAGAGTACGCTCGGGGGCGTGGACGACACCCTGGTCGTTCGGCTAAGGTACGATATCGTGACGCGCGGGTACGCGTCTCAGGTGCTCGTGCCGGACGTCGCACAGACGGTTTCCCTACCCGTTACCGCGTGAGGATGCCTTGTCCCTAATCGCATCGAATACCGACTACACGGACAAGGACTTCGACAGTATCCGAGCGCGCTTCTACGCGCTGCTGAAGTCGGTGTTTCCGGAGTGGACCGATAGCGGCGTCGCGTCGTTCGGGAATATCCTGCTAGACCTCTACGCGGACGTCGCGGATAAGCTCCTTTTCTACCAGGACAACCAGGCCGCGGAGGCTTACCTCCCGACAGCGACGCAGCGGAAGAACCTTCTGGCACTATGCAAGCTCATCGGCTTCGTTCCGGACGGAGCGGTCGCGGCGACGGTGACCGTGGCGATCTCTATCCCGGCGACGACGGCCGGGGACGTCGTCTTCCCCGCGGGGACGATCGTACGGACGGGCGATATCGTTTCGCCGATCAAGTTTCAGCTTCTCGCTCAGGCGACTATCCCGGCGGGGAGCACCTCCGTGGAAGCGACGGCGGAGCATAGCGAGACCGCGGAGGACACGTTCACGTCGTCCGGCCTCGCCTACCAGGAGCTAGCCCTGTCGCGCTCCCCGTATCTAGACGACTCCGCGGCTGTCGTCGCGGCTGACGGCACCTATACGCAAGTCGCTACGTTCGTAAACTCGTCCGCGACGGATAAGCACTTCACCGTCGTGGTCGACCAGCGAGACCAGGCGCGTATCCGATTCGGAAACGGCGTTCTCGGGAAGGTACCTTCGGGCTCGATCACGGTCACCTACAAGACCGGCGGCGGGGCGAAGGGGAACGTCGAGCCCGGGAGCCTCTCCGTCATCGAGGGCGCCTTTACGGATACCCTCGCGAACGCGGTAGCGGTGTCGGTGACGAACGCGTTGAAGGCTGCTGGCGGCTCCGACCGCATGAGCAACGCGAAGATCCGGGAGCGCGCGCCGGAGTCGATTCGAGCCCCGATCAACTCGGTCTCGCGCGACGACTTCGAGACGAACCTCCGGAAGGTCTCCGGCGTCGCGCGCGCCATCTTCCTGACGAGCAACGAAGACCCGAGCATTCCGGAAAACACCGGCATCGGGTACGTCATCCCGACCGGCGGCGGGCTCCCCTCGTCGGGGCTCAAGGCCGCTTGCCTTACCCAGATCACCGTCAACTATCCGCCGACCCTTACGTTCACGCCTAGTATTCAAGACCCATCGCTCCACGAGGTCGACGTCCGGACGAAGGTCTACTTTCGGAAGGGCGTCAACAAGGCAACGGTCGCCACCGCTATCCGTGATGCGCTCTCCGCGTTCTTCGCCGTCGAAAACGAAGACGGGTCCACGAACGAGAACGTGGACTGGGGCGGCAATATCGAAGACTTCGACGGTGACGTTGTCCCGGCGGTCGCGTGGAGTGACGTCTTCAACGCGATCCGCGACGTCTCCGGAGTGCGGAAGGTCGAGGCGAGCACGGACGGGCTTACGCTGAACGGGGAGGCGGAGGATATCTCGCTTCTCGCGCGTGAGTTTCCTATCCTGGGGGACGTGGAGATCGTCGACGCGGAAACCGGGGATAGCCTTTGAGCGTAGATAACCCTTCCTTCGAGACTGCGGGCGCGACCGCCGGGCAAGCAACCGGGTGGACGTGGTCGGCGGTATCCTCGATTGAGGAGATCGGCACCTTCACCGAGGGCTTGCGGACCTCCCCGTGGGAGCCGTTCGACGGCTGGACCGCGGGCTACCTGCTTACCTTCGAGGGCGTCTCCCTCGGGATCGGGCTATTCGACTTCGGGCCCGCGACGCAGATCCGAGAGGGCTTTGAGCGCTGGGTCTCCCCGTTCCTAGAGGAGCTTGCCTGGGTCGGTACCGGGATAACCGACGGGCTCGAAGCCTGGGCGTCCGATCCGGATTCCCTCGTGGGCGACCTCGACCCGGGCTCCGCCTATACCGAGGGCTTCGAGTCGGGCTGGCTCGCATCGGCTTTCGTTTCCGAGTTTGTCGATGGGGTCGACCTCGAAGCCGCAACGTTCGGCGCGGGTCTCGCGACGACGGACGACGTAGAGAAGTTTGAAGACGTCTCCGCCCCGAAGCAGATTCACGTGGTGGACCCGACGACCGGCCTGTTCCGCCTCGCAAGCGGGTTCTCTCACGGTTACACGACCAGCCAGCGCATCGTCGCGCGTGGGGATGCGCTACCGGCCCCGCTCTCCGAAGACGTGCTGTATTACGTAATCACCGGCGGTCTAGACTACTTCGGATTCTCTATCGACCCCGGGCTAGCTACCCCGCTCGTGGTAGAAGACTTCGGAACCGGAGAAGACTTCGTGGCGCGCGATCCGCATTACTTCTGGACGCGCGTGCTGACTATCCCCTAGAAGGTGCACTATGGCCGAATCGGACTGGACCTCGCTTGCGGACGCTCTAGACACGGCCACGGTCGCTCGGGGCGTCACGTCCGGGGCGACCCCCCCGTCGGGGGGTGGAACGTTCGTCTACGGGGCAAACTCGCTGGTCCTCGCGGACGGCGGGTTCGGCCTCTACTACAACGCCGTCGACTTCGCGCCGATGGCGAAGGGCGGTAGCGTCCGCGGCGCCGTGCAGCGCGGCGTATCGGGAGGGAAGACAAACTTCAGCCCGTTCCTCTTTCTGTGCCTGCAAGGCAACTCGGTGAACGATGAGGGTTACCTGCTAGGGCTCTCCGACGAGGACCCCCACAAGGTCTCTCTCGTCAAGGGTGTCCTCGCGTCGGGTATCCCGAGCGCAAGCCCGGGAGACCTCGGTGTCCTCCGGAAGTCCACTGGAACGTTCTCCGCGGGGACGTGGCTACACCTCCGCCTCGACGCCGTCGTGAACACGAACGGCGACGTCATCCTGAAGTGCTATCGGAACACGGCCAGCGTCGCATCGCCTACGTGGGAGGCGATTCCCGGGATGACCGACTTCACCGATGACTCCCTCTCTATCAATACCGGGAGCGCTCCGTTCACGAGTGGCTACGCCGGGTTCGGCGGGCACGTAGCCGACGTCACGCGGCGCATGTACTGGGACCAGATCGAAGTCCACCGTCAACTCTGATGGGCGTCGCTTCCTTCCTCCGCCTCCCCGGTATTCGGAACGGGCGCATCGCACCGGCGGGCTACGCGCCCGCCGCGGGTACGTACGCGTTCTGTCTCGGGTCGGACGTCGACGGGGAGGAGTGGCAGTACGCGATCGGAGACGGGGTCATGGTCTCGCAAGACGCGGACGTCACGGGGCTCTCCCTCGTGCGCTTCGCCGCTCGGATTCGCGGCCCCTCGACCGAGCCCCCCTCGGGCCGCGCGTGGGTCTTCTCGTGGTCGGTCGGCGGGGTCGTGCAGGGCTCGCGAACGCTCGAAGTCGGGCGGACGGTATCGATTAGCGACGGGGCGTTCGACGTCTCCCAGCTAGCCGGTGTCCAGACCTTCTCTTTCTCGCTAGAGGTCGCGTTATGCCTACCGCGTACCTGATGCCGGTCCCCGCGGTCTACGTCGACGCGCTGACGGAGCCGGTGCTCTCTGGGCTCGTGCTGATGAGCCGGAACCCGGAGCCGGACGAGGCGGAGGTGAGCCGGGATGCGGCCGTCGTGTTGACGCTTGCGGCGCTCGGGGCGGGGGCCACGGTCACGCTCGCGGCGACGACGGTGACGATCGGGGCGACACTCGCTTACGACGGCGGGGCGGGCGGGGTTCAGCCAGGCTTCTCCGGCGGGGTCTCCGCGGTCGGCGCGAACAAACGTCGGCTCGTGCTCGCGCCGGACCTCCCCTTCGATTCCGAGCAAGCGGTCGAGGTGCGCGTGGTCTCCGCCGCGTCTGACGCGTCGACGATCGACGAGACATACACCTTCACGGTAATCGACGAGACCGCGCCGCGTGTGCTCACCGCCATCGCCGCGAGTCGGACGGCGGTGCGCGTCGCGTTCGACGAGCCGATGACCCAGGGGGACGGA